TATGTTTGAGGCAAATAAAAAACTCCCCGCATGGAGAGAACAATTATTAGCAGCATTCGTAACGGCTACCACTGAACACGAACCATTGTTAGATGGGGCACTAACAGCCTCGATGGTCTTTTACATGCCTAAACCTAAAACCTCTAAGAGGGCTTACCCAGATTACGCACCCGACGTGGACAAACTAATTCGCAGTGTAGGCGACCAGTTACAACAAAGCGGGCTAATCAAAAATGACGGACAACTAGTAAGCATTACCGCTATAAAGTATTGGGCTACAGAAACCCAACCGCCCGGACTAACCTTAAACCTAATGTCTAAGGTTTACTAATGATTAGAGAAGTTTGTAGCTGCGGAGCAGAGATAGAGACCGACCTACCAGAGCAAGTAGATCTAGTTACCAAATGGAGGCGAACCCATAAGCACGCACCTAAAGACACCTCTAGAGACAGTAGTAGCCTCTCAACCAGCGAAGTAGCGGGTATTGGTTTCCAGCCAGAACTACCAGTTTTTAACGATGGTGACGAAATTTAGAACCTCGGCTGTTTGACCGATACACAAGGCATTACAGGGACAGTTCCGAGGCTTAGAACCCAATTATAACGATTAGGTAACTTGGCGTGTCTAACCTAGACAGCACTAGGCAAAAACTGCCATACTGGACACGTAGCGACAGCTACACTAAACCACAACAAAGGACAGTAAAAAATGAGGACACTATTAGGTGCCATTCTGGTAACACTAGGCGTATTTAAACTACGTGATCTAATCGAAACCGATTACCCATTTGGGGCAACACTAACCATCGCACTAGGGGTAATTTACATTCTCGAACTAATCAAGGAGATTAGAAAATGAGCAACGAATTCCACGCACGCACCACAGACCCACACACCTCGCACCTAGCAGCTGCGAACCTAAACCACGTAGACCTAAGCGAGGCTAAAAAACTGATTATGAAAATACTAAGTGAACACGTACTAAGCGACGAGTACCTAGTGGACATGTATACAGAACTAGCAGCGTTTAATCCAAAACTATCTCGTAGCCCCCAGTCAATTCGCACCATGCGAAACCAGCTACACCAAGACGGACTACTACGAATGGTAGGCATTGGAACGTCCAAAGCTGGAAACCCAGCACGACTATTTACAGCATTGGAGGTGTAATTATGAGTATCGAAAAAATGATAGTCCTAGAAATACTAGGCAAAGAATTACTAAGACACCGCAAAGGCTCTAGTGGTTATGCCACAGTACAGGGACTAATAGATCAGGTTGAGGAGAGGCTAAAGTGAGTGAACCAAGCATTAGGGACTATGCCGACATTTACCGTTTAGGACAAAGTGACGAACGCTACAGAGTTATCAAACTACTAGAGGGACTAATAGACACTAGACCAACCGAAACTGTAGGTACATGGCGTGGCTATTCACTAGAAAGAGTTATAGAAATTATTAAGGAAATACCAAATGACTAAACCATTCACTAAACAGCAAAGTAAAGACATAGCGGAAAAAGCCGCCATAATCGCCAACACCGCATTTGGTCTAGGACGTGACGCAGAACGAGCCAGACTAACCCTTTACATTAAAGGACAACAATGCCAACAGCACCAAGACCAAGGCGACTGCGACCACGATAACTGCTACCTCCTAGGTGACGTTATAGCTTACGCAAACCAAACCGGTAAACATGTAAAGAATGAGGTAGGACTAAATGCCGATACACCCAACGCATAGACGCAAGCGTGAGGAACGCCAAAAACACAAGGTAAGTTACAAAAAATGGCTAAAAAAAATGAGAAAACGAGGTATCAAAATTGCCACCGATGTCCAAGAGTGAGAGCCTTTACTTTATAGTGTTCGCAGCTACAGCACTGGTAATAATCACAGTAACCTTATGGCTACTAGGAACCTCCAGCACTAATTGCTGGGACAACTACCAGACAGAGCAACAAGCCATCGAACAATGCGAGGGTAACTAATGTCCATTAAATACCTAATCGACAACGTGGTACGCAAAGCGATCTACTCCGTAGCAGATGTTATGGAAGTCCTAAAAAAGCATTACCCAGAATACGACGAATACAGTAACGGTTATCGTGACGGTGTAGACGCAGCTATTCGGGAGGCTAAAAACTTTATAACCACCTACGAACGAGTAACCAACGAGGGAGACAAGAATGCCGGATAGTTACACCTGTAAACTCTGTAAAACCACGCTTACCTGTTCATGTAACTCTATGGAATGTGGTTTCGACTACGACATAGCAGACCACACTAGGAGAGACTTGATAGAGGCATTAGACCGCCTACTGGCATGGCACCCAGAATGGTCGCTAAATGCTCTAATCACGTACCTAACCCGAACCGCAACCGAGGCTATGGATAAGCGTGATAGTTAGACAACTACCCAACGGTAAGCAACATGTAGATCTAATTGCCCAGTGTGCCCTATGTAGTAAGACCATAACCATTAGGAACGTACCCAAGACTTATAGGTCTAAGTTCATAGACGCATTAGCATTAGAGCTACAACCACACTACGAGGAGATACATGGCAGACTGGCACCACAGTAAAGAGTGGATAAAGGCAAGAGCCTACGCCAAGACAGTATTAGAGCCTATCTGCTCTAGATGTAGTAAAGACTTGGAGGGAGAGGACTGGACTATAGACCACATAGTACCCAGCGACCCACCAAACCACGATATAAGCAACCTACAGAGTATGTGCCGCAGGTGTAATGGGTACAAGCGTGACACAATACTCCAACGGATAACGTTTGTATCTGACAGGTGGCAATAGTCCTGAATAAATGAGCCACCAGAATAGCCCTATCGCCTACTGTCCTAGGTGGTAGGGTTTTTTCTATGGGTGCCGTTTCACCCCACGCAGTAATGCGGATTTTTACCGAACAGGGTAAATTATTTGGAATTAGGAGATAAAAATGGTTAGAGCAACATTAGAGGAATGGCTAAAGGGTTTAGAACTAGACCTAAGCCAGAGGATTTTGTCGGAGATTTGCTTGGCACTTGCTGGGGACTTCGACCAAAAGGCAAACACCTCCACAGCTGCGGAATTACGTAAAACTTACTTGGAACTAAAGCGGTCTCTCGGAGATAAGCAGCAACACGATCCATTAGAGGCACTGCTAAAGCGATGAGTAAAGTACAGCGAGGGGTTAGGCTACCTGCGATTTATACGAGACCCCTAAGTGCTAGTTTTAAAAGCGATGGCGACAAGCTAGTCGAACTGGTAAAGATGGCATGGAAAAGTCCAGAGAGCCCAGAGGGTGTAGAACTTGATAAATGGCAGGAATGGTTACTCCGCCACATGCTCGAACGCTACCCAGAGAACCACCCACTTTATCCGGGGCAATTACGTTACCGCCAAATAGTCGTGTCTATGGGTCGCCAGAATGGTAAGTCGCTACTAGGTGCTATTTTGGGTGTCTATGGTTTGTTACTTCACCAGCAGGGTTCGCAAGTTATCTCGTTGGCGTCCTCAATAGACCAAGCCCGAATTATCTATAGCCGAGTTTTGTTTACTATCCAAAATAACGAGTATTTACGTAAACGATTTAAAAAGGCTACCGAACAGCGAGGTATTACCACTGCCGATGGCTCTGGACGTTATGACGTGAAACCTGCTAAAGAGGCAAGCCTCCAAGGTATTCCGATGTCGCTATGTTTGTTTGACGAACTCCACCTCGCTAAAAAAGGTATGTGGTCGGCTGCCGTATTGGGTACTGCTCAACGTAAAGACGGTCTAGTAATTGGTATTACAACTGCGGGCGATGAAACCTCGGAGACGCTATTGGATTTATACAAGTTAGGTTTATCAGCTAGTCAAGGCGACGCAGAGTTAGAACGTTTTGGATTTTTTTGCTGGCAAGCCCCAGAGAATTCCGCAATAGACGACCCACTAGCACTAAAGATGGCTAACCCATCTATCGACGCTGGACGTCTAGACCTAAACACAGTGCTCTCGGACATTCGCAGTATCCCCGAACATGAGGCGAGACGCTACAGACACAACCGGTTTATTAGTGGTACTGCCGACAGTTGGATACCTAGCGACGTGTTCACTAAAGCAACTGGGGACGGTATCACCGAGCAAAAAGACATAGTCCTATCGGTAGATCGCACTAAGAATTGGGAATACGTAACTATTGCCGCTGCCCGTAAATGCCCAGATGGAACATACGAGACCGAGTTAGTTGCCAGTTATGCGGGTGCCACCGAGCAAATGATTTACAACCACATTCGGGAATTATTTAGTCGTGGAACAGTTACAGCTATTGCTATAGACGATAGACAAATGCCTAGCATGGTGAAACGTCTAAAGTCTGACGGTCTACCTGTTTGGCAGTTATGGACTAAAGAGGTTTCGAGTGCCTGTTCATTGGTATACAGTATGTTTACAGGTGGTTTAGTTACACACCGAGGCGACCCTCTGCTAATGGTTCAGTCTCCTAGGGGTATTGCTAAATACATGGGTGAGACTTGGCTTATTAGTCGTAAAGAAAGTATCGGAGACGTGGACGCACTTATGGCAACCGTTATGGCTCTCTATGTAGCTGCGACACACCAAGACGTCGGTTTACAAGTATTTTAGTAATTATGGTAAAGGTGATAAGTTAAATTACAGATGGCAAATTTTTTTACACGCTTATTTAATCGTGACCTCGAACAGAGGGCGATTACTCCAGTATTCCCAACCCGATCAGATTATGCGGTTTCGGGTAACACTGCCCTAACTCTTACAGCGGTTTACAGGTCGGTACAAATTATCGCTACCCCTATCTCTAAAATGCCTATGCGAACCTTTAGGTATGCCACTGGTTTAGAGTTGCCTATCGAAAACCCGATACTCGTAAACAAGCCAGATTTTTCACAGACTAAACGAGACTTTTTATTCCAGACCATCGTAAGCCTTGCTCTTGACGGTAACGCATTCTGGCTAAAGTCTTACGACAGCAAGGGACAGGTTAATAACCTAACTATCGTTCCAGCTAATGCGGTTACTATTCGCCTCGACGAGCAGGGACGCAAATGGTACGACTATCAGTTGAGCAACGGCACTACAGTCCAGTCCACACAGACCGACATACAGCACCTAAAACTATTTAGCCAAGCCGGATACCTTAGAGGTCTAAGCCCTATTGACGCATGCTCTAAAGACATAGCCGCTGCTCTAGATTTACGTAACTTTGCTGCCAACTGGTTCGGACAAGCAGGTATCCCTACAGGTATCCTAAAAACCGATAAGCCTATCGGGGCAGAGGACGCTAACGAGATTACCGAGAGATGGCACACCAAACAGGCAGAACGTAAAGTCGCAGTTTTGGGGCAGGGTTTCGAATGGCAGACCGTACAGCTAAACCCACGTGACGCCATGTTCACCGATGTCCAAATACAGCAAGTCCAAGCCATCGCACGACTATTTGGTATTCCAGCCCGTCTATTGCTAACCGGTGTAGATGGATCTAGTGATACTTACACTAATCTCCAAGACGAGAACCAAGTTTTTTACCGCCATACTCTTATGGCATACACCGACGCTATTAGCGACGCACTAAGTGAATGTCTACCTAGAGGTACCCGCACCGAATTTAACTTTGAGGGTCTTTTCAGGGCGGACATGGCTAACAGATTTACAATGTGGGAGACCGCCATACGAGCAGGATTTATGACTGCCGAGGAGGTGAGAGTTAAGGAGGGTCTACAATGACCGAAATGGAAACACGCAGTTTTGAGGTACGCCTTGATACTGAAACAAGAGAGGTTACTGGTTTAGCAGTACCTTATGGACAGACCGCAGACATTGGCGGTGCTTATAGAGAGGCATTTGTTGCGGGTGCTATTCGTTCTGTAGAGGGCGTAAAACTATTTTGGCAACACGCTGAACCTATTGGAAAACTCCTAGAGGGTAGAGACACCGAAAAAGGTTTCTTTATTAGAGCCAAGATTAGCGATACACCTAGAGGGCAAGAGGCTTACACTCTCCTCCGAGATGGCGTTATCGACAAATTTAGTGTTGGTTTTGTACCAGTCGAACAGACTAGAGACGGAGACCTCATTACCCGCACACTTGTAGACCTTAAAGAGGTTTCACTTGTGTCATTCCCAGCCTTTTCAGGTGCCTCGGTCTCCGAGGTTCGTGAAGAAACACCCGTTACTAATTCGGTAGCGGATAACCCAACAAGTAAGGATAACTCTATGTCTGAAAACATGGATCTAGATGTCCGTACTGCTCTAGACGAAGTTGCGGAAATTCGCAGAGAACTAGAGTTAGTAAAGACACCAACCATTACTGTCCCAGCATTCGAAACTAAGTTTCGTTCACAGGGAGAGTATGCTAAGGCTCTTGTAAATGGTGACAGCGACGCTGTCGAACTATTTAGAGCAGCTACCTCAAGCGATGCCGCACTACGCCCAGCGTTCGTAGGTTTCGTTAATAACCTAATCAACACCGGACGCCCAACATTGGCAGCGTTCTCTATCAACGCACTACCATCGACTGGTCTAACCATCGAGTATGCCAAGGTAAACACCAACACCATCGCTATTGGTAAGCAAGCAACCGAAAACACTGCCCTATCAGAGGGACAGGTAGCATTGTCTACAGTTTCAGTTGCTGTTAACACCTATGGTGGTTTCACCAAGATTAGCAAGCAAGCTATCGAACGTTCTACTGTGAACTACCTAGACGTAGCATTCCAAGCTATGAGCCTTGCTTACGCTAAGAAAATGAACACCGAGTTTGTTGCCACACTTGCTGGTCTAACTTGGACTGGTAAGACCTTCGACCTATCTGCTCTAACTGCTGCGGCTGTTATGGGTGGTATTGCCGATGGTGCTGCTTACATTTACAACAACACTGGACTATCTCCAGAGTTTATTGTTGCGGGTGTAACTGCTTACAAGCGTCTAGTATCTATCGTGGACACCGCTGGTCGCCCAGTAGTCCTACAGAACGGTACCGGAGACAACAACATTGGTGCTGCTAACATTCCGGGTCTAAAGGGCTCAATTCTAGGTCTACCAATTGTTGTAGATCCAGCATTGGACGCTAAGACTGCTTACCTAGCAAACTCTATGGCTCTAACTACATACGAAGCGTCTGGTACTCCAGCACGTCTAAGCATTAGCGACCCAACCACTTTGACTGACACTTACTCTGTATACGGTTACGCAGCTATCGCTGTACCGTTCGAGGGTGCCATTGTCAAGCTGAACACAGGGGCTTAATAACTAATGGCAGTTACGTTGGCACAGTTTCAGAATTACATAGGAACTAAAGAGACAGGCGAATTTATCGAGGGTTGCCTACAGTCTGGTAAACAGATGGTGGCAAAATTCGTGGGTTCTGCTAATGTCCCTCAAGCGGTTTTAGATAACGCTGTTCTGTCTTGTGGTTCTGAACTGTGGCACCGTAGGTCTGCCCCTAATGGTGTAGCCCAATTTGCCGACATGGGGACTGCGGTACGTATCGCAAAAGACCCTATGAACGCAGCGAGGGAAATGCTGTTACCGTTCGTTGGTGTAGGGCTATAAATGGCTAACGAGATTACTACCTCAAAAGCAGAATTCGCATTAGATTTACAAACCGCAGGTTTGGAGGTCTTGGATTACGTGCCAGAGAGAGTTGTACCTCCGATAGTTATTATTAGCCCAGACACTACGTACCTCATACCAGAGACAGTGGGAAACGAATACCGCTTAGGTCTAAAACTTACATTGGTGGCAAGCACTGCCTCTAATGAACAGTCCACAGAAAACCTAGACGATCTAATCGCCCAATGTCTTACAGCTATGTCCGACCTTAGTTACGTGGTTATAAAGACTGTCCAACAGCCTTACCGCCTAACAGCGAACACAGCCGAGTACTTGGCAACAGACATAACCCTAGATTTATCTATAACACTCTAAAGACAAGGAACTAAAACGATGGCAACATCTCAAAGAATTACCGCTAAAAACATTAAGTTTTTAATTGGTAGCACAAGCCCAGTCGAGTACAGTTGCGACACCAACCTAGTCGAACTAACACTAAATGACGCCCCGGGCGACGTTATGACCTTTTGCGAGGTTAGAACCGGTGGCGAGTGGAAGTTACAGCTAGACGGACTTACTAGCGGAGACGCTACAAGCCTGTACCGTTTGCTCTGGACTAACTTTGGTACCGAAGTACCGTTTGTAATTGCCCCACAGGGTAACGCAACCGCTACTACCTCGGCACCTCACTACACAGGTACAGTCATTTTTGACCAGTTGCCTCCATTGAGCCTAAACAGCGGTGACGTTGTTAAGTTCTCTGTGACACTAACAGTCAAGAACGCAGTACACACACCAAGTGCTACACCGCCAGTGTTCTACGGGGTTACTGTAAAGACCTCCTAATGGCATACGTTGAGAGCAGAATTTATATATCTGGTCTCTCCGAGGCAGTCGCTGGTCTTAAGGCTATGGGGGCGGATAAACCTATCCAAGAACTTAACCTTAAGATCGGTGGCATGGTGGTTAAAGAGGCTAAAGACCTCGCACCGGAACGAAGTGGAGACCTAAAAGGTTCTATTCGTGCGAGCAAGTCGATTAACAATGTAATCGTACAAGCTGGTCGAGACCCACTTATTCCATACGCTAACCCTATTAACTGGGGTTGGTTCTATGACCGCAAAAACTTTATTGCCAAAAACATTAAACCCACCCAGTTTATGAATAGAGCAGCGGGCAAAGTACGAGAACGTGTTGGTAAAATTTACATGGAGGAACTATTAAAGATTTACGAAATGTATGCGGGTAACCAGTACGATAATCCAATAGTCCCAAACCGTGACATTTTAAGCGGTACAACGATAGTAAGAGATTAAGGAATAACATGACCACCGAAACCAAATTCGATTTTGAGAGCCTAACCCTTAACGAGGTTGAGACCATCGAGCTTATAACTGGATCTAGTATCGACCAGATTA